TTTTTTTGTTTTTTAATTATCAATTGCTGTTAGTCCTTTAACTACATTTTGCTCTTCTATCAAACCTACCCCAAATAAAGCATACCAAGCTAATGGGTGATTTCTGCCAAAATCTTTTGTTCCGTCATCACGTATTTCTACGGGCAAGGCATCGGCAAAACCAAAACCGTTTTCACCTAAGAATACAGCCTCATGTGTAATAACATTACAGCCGTATTTAGCCAAACTTTCCGCTGCTGTATTTGTAGGCATTTGTGTAGTAGAAATAAAAACGACTCCGTTAAACATTCCTGCTTCACCTTTGAATATGTTACGTCCGTTAAGGTTATACATATTTACATTTTCCCAACGAGAATCTTTTTTCAATGTTGATAGTTGATAAGGAGTAGCTACACAAACGTAAAATTCATTGTTGAACTTTGGTGCTTCAGCGTTTTCAAGTGCAAGAACTCCGGCATCTACCATATCCGCATCAAAAATATCCCCTGCTACCAACAAGTTGGCTGCTGCTTTTCCTGCTCCGTATATAACATTTGACGTGGCGAGTACTACGTCTCGAAGTAATAAATCCACCGTTCTGACGTATGATTTTGATAGCTTTTTCGTCTGCACTTTAAATAAACTTACCGGATTTGTCTGTAATGCTTTTTCAGTAACCGCAACAGCCTTACCATATTCTTTTACAGTAAGTTTAACCGTTGAATCTGCTAATTTTTCAGTTTGTATTTCACTACCCTCTGTCAGCTCACTGCCCTCGCCAATGTCCGCAAACTTAGTAAATTCAATAGCTGAATTTTTTTCAACCGTTAAATCTTGGTTATAAGTTGCTAATGCGAAAAACACCAAGTTAGGTAGAGAACTCTCTATAAGTTCCTTAGAGTAAAATGTGCGTAAACTTGAAAATAAGTCTGCTTGTTTTGTTGTCATTTATATAGATATTTTGTTATTTTTTACTACCTCAATATTTTTATCTACTTCTTTGAATCTTCAAACTGCTTCATTAATTCTCTTTCCATAACCTCTTTATTTTTAGCAAACTCCTCACTTGTCATGTCCAAAGGGTTTTTAAACTCTTTGGTTTGCTCCCCTCCTTTATCCGGTGGTTGCGGCACGTTCACTGTTGATTCAACCCCGTCTATTTTTACTACAAATGGAGTCTTGCTCTTTTCATCTATTACCTTTTGTTCAGCCTCTTCCGCCTGTAACTCCGCTAACGTCTTTTTAATCCCCTTGCTGTCGGCTGCTGTTATATAATTAGCTGAAGTCTTTAATACATCTGCAATACTTGAATCCAGCTCCTCTATTGTAGCCCCTTTAAGAAGTTCAGGAATAATTAAACCCTTATACTTTTCCAAAAGTTCTTTACGATGGCTTGAAACAGCAATTTTAGTAGCCTTAGCACCTGTGGCTGTAACCTTCTCGGAAACTCCCTTAAGATGCCCCAACATCTCCTCTTTAAACTTTGAAAATGCCTCACTCCAATCAGGCGTTTTTTCTTTGGCTTTTTTCTTAGCATCAAGCACCTCCGACTTTTTATCGTCTGCCGCCTTAGATTCTTTTATTTTAACCAATTCCTCGTTTACTGCTGCTACCTGTTTGGTTTTTTCCGTTAGTTGCTTTTTCAACTCTTCTATTTCAGAAGATTCTCCCGACCCTATTTTACTGCGTAACGCTGTAATTTCTCCTTGTAACTTTTTTTTCTCTTCTTTTCTACCAGCCTCTACAAGAGTTAATAACTCAGGGTGGTCTTTTAATGTATAGACTTTTTCGTCTATCTTAATTTCTTTCGGTAATGCCATAATATACCTCTTTTTTATATTAAAAATTCTGCTTAATTATTTTACACTTACCTGTGATAGATTACTTAGTCGCTTTAAAGTTCTTTATGTAATCTGTAGCATTCTGTTTTTTGCCTGTTTGTCTGTCCGCATTTGTTACGCTAACATTTTTAGGAACATTTGTTACAAAAGTATTGCTAACTTTTATTTTTTTATCTCCGGCTTTTATTGTTTTTTCCATTATTTTACTATTTTGGATTAATAATTTCTACAAAAATACAACAAATTTTTAAAAAACAAAAATTATTTACTGTTCCGTAGCTTTATTTACAAACTCTTTTGATTTTTCAAAATCATCTTCTTTAATTTGCTTAAGCTCTTTAGGTATATTCTTAACCGCCAAACGTTCCATAGCAGTACGTCTGCTAACAGCTCCTATATTTAATTCTACATTTAATTCTTGTAATGTGTTCATACGGTCATAGGGTAATCCGTAACTATATACAGGTGTTGCTATATACCTATTAACCAAGTCAGTTGGATTTTTAGTAACCGCTCCAAGTTTTCTTACTAAATAATGCTCCGGAAAAAATATCAAATTATACATTAATATATTTCTATTTATTTCCTCTATACCGGGTGTGTATGTAAGAACTCTGTTGTCTGCTGCCATTGTTAAAGAATAGTATAATATCTTTAACGAAGCTGCTGATGTGTTACTTACATGCTGTACCTTAGATAATACTTCTTGTGGAACGCCTGTTAAATCGTGCATAGATTCCCTTATAAGTTGCATGAAATTTAAAGTACTACCTAAATCTTCGTTCAAACCTAAGGTAGAAACACTTGCTCCCGTCGGTAAACCTGACCATACCTGCCCAAGACCTCTTTTTAAATCCCCTATATAACCGCCTGTAACAACAGTAACCGGTGCTACATAATAATCTATCACCTCTTTTACATCTTCCGCCATTTCATTATACACCTTATTAAGCTGCAATATATCTCTCGCATCAGAAAAACCCCCAAAAGAAGCAGAATTAACACTGTTTTCTATCATCACAATAGGTATAAAAGGCAATCCTGTTTTTACTCTATGCTCCTCAAATTTTTCTCCGTTCACCTCCTTAGTGTAATAAGTTACTACATATCCTTTAGAGTAAATAGCTATCTTTTGTAAATATTCTTTTTTATTTTTTAGTAATACTGTTACGTATTTATATGCTATTATATCCTTATACTGACCTTCTTTGAACACAGGTACCACATACCTTGAATCTAACACATCAATCTCTACATATTTTTTTATTAAATTAGGGTATATAAAAACATAAGCACTTCCGCAAATAGCTCCCATCTGAAATAACTCGGCTGCTTTAACAAATTTCTTATTCCTACGCCATGTATAATTTATTAATGCTTCATAAGCCGTTTCAAACCGCTCCTCAACAGGTTCTCCGTATAAATCTTCAATGTTAGTTTCAAAACCTTTACCTAATGTATATCTGTTCACCTTGTCTATTATAGCTGCTACCCAATTAAATGATAACAACTTACTGTTGTTTTTAGCCCAATGTTTATTCTCGTAAAACTTCCAATATAACTGATATTCTGCTAACCTTTCAGATATAAAATTATCGTTATTAATATAGCGAGCTACATAGGCTTTTAACCCAAGTGTAGCTGCTTCATTTGTGTTTAAAAATGAATTTAATGAATTTCTTACCATGATGCTTTTTTTCGTTGTTCTGCTTTTGTGTTAAACAGTTTATTTTTAACTACTTCTGCCGGTTGTTCCTCTTCAAAAATATGATTACCTGCAAGATTCATCAGTCCTGTTGAATCACAATAATCGTCTAAAAAACCCTCACTTTTTTGACAAATTAAATTGTCCCGGTAAGTTCTTTTTGTTAAATTTAGAAATTGCTCTTTAAAATGTCTTAACTCTACCGTATTTTCAGCGTTTTTTGAGTAAGGTACTTGTAATAACCCATTGCCTATGTCCAATTCAAGCTCTTTCCACATAAGGCTCTTAGACTGCGTTGAGAATACATAAAAATAAATTTCAATTACCGAAGCTAAATGGTAGTATAGTAAATCACCTAATACCGCCCCTACTCCTGTATAATCAATAAATAGACACTTTACATTATACTTTATAATGTTTTCTACTATTATTTCTATCTGTTCCGCATAATTAGTACCACTAAGTTCTATAAACTTAGCTACTTCTTTTTTCGGGTGTGTATCAAAGTCGTATGGTTTAAAGTCAGCTTTTCCTATGGTTAATACCGTTGATGCCTTAGCTTTTGCCACGTCTAACCCTGCTACTTGATAGGTATCTCTGTACAGAATATCTTTAAAAGCTATTCGCCTGTTTAAAACAAAGTTTTCTAAGTTATCTTCCGTTATAAACATTCCCTCATCTAAATTCCATATCAACCGATACGCCATTTTAAAATTCAAGGAGTTTTTACCTCCCATAGTCCTTTTATCTCTTTCTACAGATTTTTTATAGAAAGTATGAAACAACTTACCGTCTTTTTTATACGCTTGTTCTTTTTGTCTCACCACTTCTTTGTAGGGATATTCAAAATGATTTTCTTTATACTTTTTATTTCTTATTATTTTACGGTCCCTGTTTTTATTTTGTTTGATTTTTTCGTAAAACTCACTTTTTTGATTATTAACAGTACCCGACCTAACAATAGTGCCATAAGTAGCCGCAAGCATTGGCATAACAGACTTTTGCACCTTTTCTTTATTCATATCTTGAGCCTCGTCAATAAAGACTATATGATAAGTTTGGCTTTCTATTTTAGATTGTTTTGAACCGGACTGAAGATGTAAAAAAGAACCGTTGCTTAGAACAAAACGAGCTTTATAGTCTAACTTAGTATTAATGTCCGGGTCTTCCATAAATGAAACGACACTATCGGACTTTAAACGGGTCATACAACGGTCGTAAACTGTTTCTGCCTGTTCCGCTACAGGTGCTATTACACCCATTTTTACTCCGTTACTAAAATGCTCAAGCTCCTTGATATACTTACCTAATACCGGTAAAAATACACCTATTGTTATAGCACAGAAAGCTATTGTTTCCGATTTTCCCGACTGCCTACTGTAAAGCAACGTAACTTCTGCTCCGTCATTAATAAGCATACTATATATTATTCTGTATGCAGGTGCTTTTTGATACTCGTATAAAGATAAACCGTACATGAGTTCACCCAATTCCACCAACGCTGCTGCAAGTTTCATAGGCTTAAACCCTATTTTACTACTAATCTTAGCCGATTCTTGCTCTACATTAATGTCTTTGGGTGTTGATACAGTTACAGCACTCTTTACTTTTTTGTATTGATTTCTCTTTGTTTTCGGCATACTATATACCGTTTTTAAAATTAAATTGTGTTATTTCGTTACGAATTAATTTGTGCATTTGAACATTTATTTTAACCAATCCAAATAAACTGTTTTTCTCTTCTTTCAACCAATTTATTAGAGTAACCGTAGTTATCTCACCTCCCCAATATACTCCAAAATAAATGTTTGGATATACATCTCCGTTGTAGGCTACAAAATGTTTTACTATCCTTACAGCTTCTTTGTAATCTTCTTTATTATGGATAACAAATTTTAAAAAATCTTTGTTACGTAGCTGATTCAGAATAACATTAGGCTCTGTAATCCCTGCACTCTTTAGTTTATAATCATACACAAATACTATATTTTCTACATCTGTAAGATAATTAAACGGTTGTATAGTGCCGTTAGTCTCTACCACAAAAAGGAACTCCGGATTATCCACAGCCAATTTAACAACATCATCTTGGTACAGCAAAGGCTCGCCTCCTGTTATACAAACCGTGTTTATATGATTTACCTTAGCCTTTTCAAATGATTCTGTAATAACCTTATTTGACAAATAATTACCCGTCTCATCTAAAAAGTCGGGTGTATCACAAAGTTCAGATAAAGAATCTCTGTAGCACCTTAAATTACACCCTCTAAATCTTACAAACAATGCAGGTTCTCCTATTCCTCTCGGATTACATTCACCCATAGGTGCTGTATATATTTCTCCTATCATATATTAACTCTCCATTTTTATTTTAATATGCCCCTCAGCATCTTTTAATGATATTACCCTGTTCACCCCTTTAATCGACACAGCGTCCACCCTGTAATCCTTACTCGCCATAACAAATCGCATACCTTTTTGAAATGGGTACAAAGATAGTAAATCATTACTACATTCAAAAGATTTATTATCCCCGACTATCTTTTTTACCGAAGATTTATCTCCTTCTGTCCTTTCTATCTCGTAAATTGTAGCCATCTTATAATAAACCAAATCTCCTTTTTTAAACATAATCTTAAAATTATCTTGTTTCTAAATAATTAGGTAACTTGTACCTATCTTTAAATGACTTATACCAATCCGGGTAACTACTCTTAGTATCCCTCACTATCTCTAATTGTTTGATATAGGTATTCATATTTTTTATCATCAAGGGGTCAGGTATCAACCCTCCGTAAATAGTTGTTCGCCATTGTGCCACTGTAAGCACCGCATTCAAACCGCCTTTCACTACAAACCCCTCATAATTACCAAAAGTAGTATAAACCGCTAAAGCCTGAGCTAACAAAGAGTCCGACCAAGCCGGAATCCCCATATCTCTTGACGACTCATATAATATAATAGCATCTCTAACCGTGTCTGATAAATCTTCTAAAATTTCTTGTCGTGTCGCTTTTATATCCGGTCTTTTTAAATAACTTTTATAGTCAAATACTGCCTTTTTGTTTCTTGCTTGAAGTATTAAACGCATTAAGTTTTTCATATATAAATATTTTTTCTCCGCTTATCACTATTTTTATTTTAAGAAACTTAGATATATCACTAAGTTCTTTTAGGTTAAAAGACAATCCGTTATAATTTGTTAGCTTTCGAGAAAACGAACTTTGTCTCATATTTATAGCTTTCGCCACCCTGCCCTTTGTTATATTCCTGTCTCTTAACCATTTAGTCAAGGGTATATCTAAGTTACTCATAATTTATTTAATTTCTTTTCTTATTAACTTCTCTACTTCATCTGTTAAGCTATATAAGTCTTTTAGCATCTTTAACCAATATTCTTGTGTGTATTCGTATTCTTTTTTTATTGTTGCAGGAATCGGCAATAACTTTATAAACGGCTGCATTCCGTCAGTATCTATTCTACAATCCCCTCCTTCTATATCTACTACACCTAACACTACGGCTACTCTACTTAGCTCCAAGTCTATTACCACCGTCCCTGCTCTGTAAATATCTAATCTTGGGTCTTCATTAAACCGTGTAACAGCCTCTTCATAAGCATAAGAATTTCCTTTGGAATCAACAAACTCAGGATAATCTGCTTTCGGGTAAAGTTCTTTAAACTTAACTGTTAAAAATTGATTTTTCATATTTTGTATATTTAGTTAAAAACGTTTTCCTTTTCTGTGCATGTTCTTTTCAACATGAACAGCACAATAAGTATTAATATGTTTAGCTCGCATCAATTTCGCAAGCTCCTCGCCCTCTTTTAACGACTGTGCAAAAACTTTATAAAAAACTAAAAATTCATTTCGTTCCTTATAAAGTTTCGGAGGAGTTTTATAGTAAGCTTTTACAACCACCGGTGCTGCTGTTATCTTTTCCGCAGCCACTAATCTATCCGTTTTTACTCTTTTAGAAGCTCTTTTATAGTATATTAAACTCATTAAGTTTTTCATATCTTGTGTTTTCAATAAAAATACTTTCGAGTTTCTTTCTATTTTTTAAAATATCTTTATTCACTATTCCGTAGTCTGCTACAATTTTAATAAGCTCCGGCATTAAAATTCTTTTTACTGCTGCCGCTACTCTACCTTGCATAAAAGCCTTAAGTTCATTAACCGTAATTCTTTCCGCTACAAACTCTGTCTTAACTCTCTTACTTCCTCTATTTAGCCCCTTAGTTTTTGCCAACAAGCTTAAATCTTTTGGGCTAAGTTTGCTGATTATATTTTCTTTTATACCCATTATACTATGTTTAAAATTTGAATAAATTTTGCTGTATTATGCTCTCTGTAACCCCAAGCCGCTTTATTTTTTGGTAGGTACACTCCTGAATTTTGGTAATCTATAGACTCTACAAAACCGTTTGGCGACCCGTTAAATATACAATCGTGGATAATCGGCTCAATTATTTCTAATAGTTTTAACTGCTTTTCTGTCAAATTAACCACTCCGCTTTTATCTACCTTTAATAATGTATGGATTACCTCGCTTTTCTCTGTTTGCCGCAATATAAAGAACGTAGCTTGATACGCATAAGTCTCAGCTATATTAAAAGTATAATCCTTATCTGTCTCAGGACTTGTTTTTTTGTTGCCTATTAAAAAGTCTAAATACTTTTCCGACCATTCTTTGTATTTAGGTTTTTTCGGCTCTTTTAAGTAAGGTAATTGCTCAATAGGAAGTCTTGCCGTAACATTTTCTTTTGTATAAATCAATTCATAATCGACATACTTAAGGTATGGAAAATTCTCTAATCCAGCTTTTATCTCAATTGGATTCTTTTTACTCAAAGCAAGACTTCGCTCGTTCTTTATTTTTTCGGTATTAAAAAACTTACCTAATGCTGTTTTCTCGAAGTTATCTCCTATCAGAGTCAATTCAAACCTTTGGAGACAATCTAAAATTTCATTTTTCATAACTGTTATTTTTATTAGTAGTCAGCAAAGATAATATAATTTTGCGTATATGAAAAATTATATTTAGAGTAACTGTCTTCTTACATTCTTGCGTTTGGTTTCTCTGTTACACATGATACCTACTAATTTTGTGTAGCGTGGATTTGTTATAACAGTTATTTCTATTTTTTCTATTTTTATGTGTGATACCTTTATTACCTCTAATTTTTTAAGCTCACTAACAGCATTGTTGTCCCAACCTCTGTTAGTATATATTTGCGGTAAATACTTATGCACTTTTACTGTCGATGCTCTTTTTCTACCCAATCTTAATACACTTAAAAATATAGTAACCAAAAACTTTTTTACCTTAGTTTTCATTTCTTAATGATTTATAGTTTAGTAAACCCATGCTGAATAACGTTGCTTCATATTCAGGAAACCTATCATTTGTAACCGGTATTATTATAAACCCACCTTTAATTATACCCTCTGTTATTACCTGAAACTCACCATGCCTCCCAAATACTTTATCTTGAGGCTCTTTCTCCTTTACTGTTACATACCCTTTAATAGGGTTGCCCATACCGTCAGTAGTACCTCTTCTAAAGGCTACAAGCTCATCTGTCGTCCACGATAAAAATTCACTTTGAACATTACCATCATCATGCTCCCGCATAGTAGCATCACCCCCAACAGGCTTTAAATATCCAGCTAAAACGTCTGTAATACGTGCGTCGTATTCAATCCAACCTCTGTATATATGCGTTTTACGGATATTATTTAGTAGTTTGTCGGATATAGCTCTATCCATTGATTTTATCATAATTACTGACACTTTACCCGACCTTAGCACTATTGCAGGCTTTTGCAAGCTCTTTATTTCATTAGCAAATTCCTTAAAATTACACTCCAACACCTCAGCTTTATCTCCCACTTCGTTCTCCACCCTTTCTTTCAAAGATTCTTTCGCTGCTTCTTTAAATATCTTTGTATCTGAAAAATTAGGTCTGTTTATCAAAATTAAACTAATTAGTATGAGCCCTAATATCACACCAATAGCTATGCTTATACTTCTTACCATTTTATACTTCTTTTTTTATTTTATTATTTTGTCTGTAATAACCGCACCAAAAGCATACGCTCCCAAAGCTCCCCAAACTATAAAGTAGAGATACCAATTTAAGTTATAGTATAAAGAACTGAACACCACCACTGCATAAGCACTACCAACAAAAAAGTTTATTAAATTATTTTTCATTGTCTATCTTATATATATAT